AAGTGTTGATCCAACAGCTGTGCAAGCAAATCGGGGTTGATGTTCTGGTAGTACTCATCTTCTTGGAGTGGGCCACCATCAGCAGCACTGTGTGGTGTGCGCTCGTAGCAGGCTGCTGTGAATATCAGCAAGCCTGTTTTGTGGTCCAAAAGGTCTTTCAGGTGGGCAATGTGTAGTGGCCAATCTGGTGTGTGCTCTGCCACTTCCAAATGCAACGCAACATCAAACTTGTCTGTGCTGCCATAGTCCAAGATGTCTCCCACCCAAGTCACACCAGGTGCATCCACTAAGTCAACGATTTCAAAGGTGGAGTTTTGGAAAAGATAGTGAGGTTGCCCGTTCACATCCCTGCCGCCACAGTCCAAAATTTTTGCAGGTCCAACAGGCACCCACCTTTGGACCCATTCAAGAACCGCGTGGTGCATCAGATCACCTCAGGCTTTCTCCACCAGAAGAAGTGTGCAATCAAGACCAATGGTAGCCACTGCACTGGTAGCACTTGGGCTGCAGCCAAAGCCGTCACAGGCCCAGCAGCAGTGTGCAACAGTCGCACAGTGTCAGTTGCCACCAACAGCTGCCCATAGGCCAGCAGGAGTATCAGAAGTGTTTGCCAAGAAGGATGATACAAAGCCGCCAAGGTTGCGCCCCATGGGGCAACCATCAACCAAGCATCACGCCACCGCCCACGATGAGCTTCCATAGCAGTCTTGAAAGGATGCTCATGCACTCTGCGCAACAAGGGTTGTGCTGTTACCTGGTCAAGTTGTGGTTTGCGAACAAACCAAACAACAGCCGGCACAATCAAACCAACCAACATGATTGGATGCCAAGCCCAAACTGCAGCAAACACTGGTGCTGTTTCTTTGATTGAAGCAGCCACCAGAATCAGCAGTACTGCTAGTGGCCACAGGCCATGTTCAAAGCAGGCAACAGCCATGATTGCAACTGCCATTGCTGGCAGGTCCACACCCACAGGTCTGACTACTTGCGGGCCCCACACTCCTGGCAACGCCAGCAACAGAACCGCTGCAGCTGCTGCACGTTCAATGCCAAGATCCCAGCACCACCACACCATCCCTGCTGCAGCAATAAACCACGAGCAAACCCACACTGCTTGCCATCTGCGCAAATCAGTTTTGCAGACTGTTGGCAACAACCAGCGCAGATTGAATGGGCGTGCTACTGCAACACCACGACCAGCCAGCAGATACCTGCTGGCATCAGGCCCTAGCATTGTCATCTGTTGTGCGTGGTTCTTCAGGTGGAGTCACACCCATTGTCTTGGTATCTGTGGGCCAGTAAACCCTGCCACCTTTGTGATGCCCAACATGGGCTGTTGTGTCCACAAAAATCTTGTGCCCTTGCTCACCAGCACGCAAACAAAAGCTGACATCTTCGCCAAGTGCCCACTCTGAACCATCATCACCAAAGCGGATATCGAAACCAAACCAGCAGTTTGTACTGCCACCACTCTGATCAAACATCTGTTGCAACACTGAGCGGTGAATGAGTAGGCAACCTGTTCCAGTTGCTGTGACTTGCGCCAGCTGGTTGGGCACCCAGTCCAACATCACTTGTGTGATGGTGTTGGGGTTATCAATGAACAGGGTTGGTATCACACCATCTGCAGTGAGGATCACACACAAGGCGCCCAACACTTTGATCTCATGCTCAACAGCCCTAGCAACCATCTGATGCATCAGCTGCGGTTCAAACACCATGTCAGTGTCTACAAACCACAACCATTCTGCATCAGGGTAGTTGTGTAAGAACTCGTCACAAATCCTGTTGCGCGCTTTGGCAAGGTTCGCTGTGGCTTCCAAAGCCACATAGTTATAGAGCAAACGCAGATCAATTGGGTTGGGTGACTCTGGAGCGCCCAACGCTTCCCACACCTGCACTGCTCGTTCCCTGTCCCACATATCAAGCTCCCAGAAGGAGCGCATGAACCGTGTGCTGATGTCGTGGCCTGTTGAAGGAAACGCCAGCAGCACTTTGCCAGGGTGATCAAAAGTTTCTTGCATGTTTATCCTTTGGGTTTTCGGAATTGGGTGGTGGTGCAAGCAAGCCCACTGCCTGCACCACCATCACAGATTGGACTAGCTCAATACTTGCTTGAAGCCAGTGCCCTGCAAAATAACGCTGCCCTGCACATAGCGCCCAGCTGTAAATGCTGAGTAGCCATATACAACCATCGTCACGTTAAGAGAAGAAGCAGCAACCTCGTTAAGGGTAAGACCCACCGGAGCAGACGCATCTTCCATCAGCAACACATCCTGTCGCCTCGTGATGACTACGCGATCCTCATCAGTGCTTGCACCAAGGACAATTGGCACACCTGCATCAGTGACCACTGGGATTCCAGCGATACTGCCCACAGGAGCATAGCCACCTGCAACACCAGCACCAACAGAATTGAAAGCGTTGTAACCCTCAATTGCAACAAGTGGGCGCAGCGAAGAATCAGACTGGGCGCATAGCCAAGCCCAACGCCGTGGGTGCATGACAATCAGGTCAGCTGCTGCGTATCGTGCAGCGTTAATCTTGCCAATGCCATTGTGGATTGCTGCCACGAAACTACTCCCAGTAGTTCCGGTCCAGGATGCGGTGGCAACGCTCGTGGTGTTCAAAATTCCGAAGTGCCCACCAGCAGTTCCATCACCACTGATCGCGCTGATGTTCACCTTGGTTGCGTACTGCTGATACAGATCAGCCAAGAGGATTGCACCAATGCCAGTTCCACGATCAATCGACTGGCGGGATACAATCTGCTGGCCAGCAAAGGTGCGCACTGGGACAGTCAGATCAGATTCCGTGAAGGTCTGATTTTCTATTGAAACACCCTGTGTCGTCTGGGCGCTGATGCCAGTGCTCGTGGCTCCACGCGGGATCGTGATTGTCATGCCCTGCTCTGGCAACGGCACCTTGGTGATTGCTTCAAGGAAAGGCCGACCAGATGCAAGCGTTGCAGCAAACTGATCAGTCATGTACTGGGGGACTACAAGGCCGCCGAAATTTCCGGTCGTGCTTCTGTAGCTGAGCAGGCTTTCATCACGACTGCGTGCAAGACGATCAGCAGCCGCCTGGTCATTGTTGAACCTGGCTGCAACAGCATCCACAAGGAAATTGTGCTCACCATCTTGACGGTAGGTCTTTTCCTCTGAAACAACTTTGATATTCATTGGGATCACTTCTTTTCTGGCTTCTGCAGCCTTCTCGGATCGGGATGCAAGATCAACAAGGTCTGCTTCTCTGGCCTGAAGGCCAGCGATCTTGTCGTCAATCTCGCGAAGTTCTGCGCGCGCTGCGTCGAACTTTTCGGTTTCTTCTGCGTTCATCTCTGAACGGCCTTCTTCTTCAATTGCTGAAAGTACTTTCTCAACTGCTTCTTGTGAAACTTCACGCTCATCAAGAGCTGCAGAAATCAAACTGCGGATCTGGTCCAACATATGTGGAACCTTTCTGTTTAGGAATATGGATCAGCTGGTGACTTCAAGTGCAACACATGTGCCACTGGCGGCATGTGTTGCGGCTTGTTATCGGCGGGCTGTTATTGCTTCAAGCTGGCGTTTAGCCATCTCAACTGAACGACCTGTGGCCATCTCAGAACTAGGTGCATCACTGCGAAGCTTGGCCACCGTTGCCGCGCTGGCAGGATAGGTGACAACCGATACGTCATACAGCTTCACTTCATGGATGGTGCGCACATCATATTGTGCATCCCATGAATCTCTGATGACTTTGAAAGCAAATGACATTTGGTCCATGTCACCACGTTCCATTGCTGAACGCAGTGAAGCTGCCATTGGGTTTGTGGGATCAAGTTGTGCTGAGACTCTTAGGCCGATGTCATCTGACTGAAGGGTCATGGTTCCAGACTTGGTGCGTGCCAGTGGGATGCCATCGTGGTTGACCAGGAGTCTCACATCTGCTTCTCCAGCACTCTTTGCTGCAGCACCACTGGCAATGATTTCAGTGAACCCACCTTGTGATGGTCCACCGCCCAGATCGTATGCGTAGTTGTA